TTCAACATCAATTTGGCTGACGAGATGGATGACAAGGATGTGTCCTCCCTTGGCGGGGAGCTGGTCAGCGACATCGACAACGACAAGGGTAGCCGCAAAGAGTGGGAGAAGGCCTACACCCATGGCCTGAAGCTGCTGGGGCTGCAGTACGAGGTGCGCACGGAACCGTGGGAGGGCGCGTGTGGGGTGTTCCACCCCATGATCACAGAGGCTGTTGTCAGGTTCCAGTCAGAAGCCATCACCGAGACTTTCCCCGCGCAGGGGCCCGTCCTAACCAAGATCATTGGCAAAGAGACGCCCGAGAAGAAGGAGGCGGCCCGCCGTGTGCAGGAAGACCTGAACTACGAGCTGACGGACGTCATGAAGGAGTTTCGGCCAGAGCACGAGCGCATGCTTTGGAGTCTGCCTGCAACGGGTTCGGCGTTCAAAAAAGTGTATTTTGACCCTAATTTAGGACGTCAAACATCAGTTTTTGTGCCTGCGGAGGACATCATCCTGCCCTACGGCACCACGGACATGGACACGTGCTACCGCTTGACACACGTCATGCGAAAGACCAAAAATGAAATAATTAAGCTGCAAAATGCTGGTTTTTATCGCGACATAGAGCTGCCAGACCCTTTGAAGGGGGACGCAGATGACATCCGCAAGGCCAAAGACAAGGAGACGGGGTTCAGTGACCTGAACGACGATCGCTTTGTGCTGTACGAGGTGCACGCCGATCTGGACCTCAAAGGTTTTGAGGACGAAGAAGACGGGAAAGAAACAGGTATTGCGCTGCCCTACGTGGTCACCCTGATCAAGGGCAGCAACACGGTGTTGTCCATCCGCCGTAACTGGCGAGAGGACGACGAGTTGCGCCGCAAGCGCCAGCACTTTGTGCATTACCAGTACATTCCCGGCTTTGGTGCCTACGGCTTTGGCCTGTTTCACCTGATTGGCGGCTTTGCCAATTCGGCCACCAGCTTGATGCGACAGCTGATTGATGCGGGCACGTTGTCTAACCTGCCCGGGGGCTTGAAGTCCCGAGGGCTGCGCATCAAAGGCGATGACACGCCGATCGCCCCCGGAGAATTCCGGGACGTCGACATCGGCTCCGGGGCGCTGCGCGACAACATTTTGCCGCTGCCCTACAAAGAGCCGTCGACCGTCTTGTTTCAGTTGCTGGGCACAATCGTGGAAGAGGGCCGCCGATTTGCCGCTACGGCCGACACCAAGATTTCAGACATGTCCGGCCAAGCCCCGGTGGGTACCACACTGGCGCTGTTGGAGCGCCAGCTGAAGGTGATGACGGCTGTGCAGGCCCGGTTGCACTACAGCTTGAAGCAGGAGCTGGCGCTGCTTGTGGGCATCATCGAGGACGAGACAGACCCCGACTACAAATACGACCCAGAGGAAGGCACCCGCAAGGCTCGCAAGAGTGACTATGCGCACGTCGACATCATTCCTGTGAGCGACCCCAACGCAGCCACACTGTCCCAGCGCGTGGTGCAGTATCAGGCGGTCATCCAGATGGCCCAGATGGCCCCCGACATTTATGATCTGCCCCAGTTGCACCGCCGCATGCTGGACGTGCTGGGCATCAAGAATGCGGAGAAGCTGGTGCCGCTGCCGGACGACCAGAAACCGAAAGACCCCGTCACGGAGAACTCGGCCGCACTTAAAGGCGAGCCGTTGAAGGCGTTCTTTTATCAGGACCATGAGTCCCACATCAAGGTGCACACAGCACTGATGCAAGACCCCATCGTCATGCAGCTGATTGGTCAAAGCCCCAACGCGCCCAAGATTCAGGCAGCCATGATGGCCCACGTGGCCGAGCACGTGGGCTTCGCATACCGTCAGAAAATTGAGCAGCAACTGGGCATGCCCCTGCCGCCCGAGGACGAGAAGCTGCCACCAGAGATGGAGATGCAGCTGGCCTCCATGATGGCGCAGGCCGCGCAGCAGGTCTTGCAACAGAGTCAGGCCATGGTTGCCCAGCAGCAGGCCCAGCAGAAGGCGCAAGACCCCGTCATGCAGATGCAGCAGCAGGAGCTGGCGATCAAAGAGCGCGAGGTCGGCATCAAAGAGAAGAAGCTGCAGATCGACGCATCAACCAAAGCCGACGAGCTGGAGCTCAAGAAGCAAGAACTCGAGGGGCGCATGCAGCTGGACGGGTTCCGTGCCGGGCAGCAGGCCCAGCAGGCCCAGCGCAAATTGCAGGCCGATCAAGAGCGCGAAGGTGTGCGCATGGGCATCGATAATGCCAAGAGCCGCCAGCAGGCAGCAGCAAAACCAAAGCCAAAAAAGGAAGATAGATGATTTCGGAATTCGCACGCGTATTGCGCGAACAAATACGCAAAGACATGAACAACTACGCCGACGACTGCGCAAGCGGCTCATGTCGTACTTTTGACGAGTACCAAAAACTTTGTGGGGTCATTCAGGGTCTGGCCATCGCAGAGCGTTACATCCTTGACCTTGCACAGAAAGTCGAAAAATCAGATGAGTGAAATCATTCTGCCTCCGGGCATCACATTGCCCAAACACATCCAACCGATTGAGGCCCCCGAGGCTGAAACGGATTCCGAAACAAAAGCGGCGGCGCTTCCTGTTCCCACAGGATACAAACTGCTGTGCATTGTTCCGAACGTCGACGAAAAAGTGTCGGGCACATCGCTCGATCTTGTCCGAGACGCGGCGACCTTACGACAAGAAGAACATGCCACCACGGTGCTGTTCGTAATGCGAGTAGGGCCCGATGCATACAAAGACCCCACCAAGTTCCCATCAGGGGCGTGGTGCAAAGAGGGCGACTTTGTGCTTGTGCGCACGTACTCGGGTACGCGCTTCAAGATTTTTGGAAAAGAGTTCCGTGTCATCAACGACGACATGGTCGAGTGTGTTGTGCAAGACCCTCGCGGAATGTCCCGCGTATAAGGAGAAGAAATGGCAGGCTTTAAGTTTCCTGACGAGCTAGACACCACGTCCAGCACGCAAGACAAGAAAGAAGACACCAGCATCGAGATCAGCGGTCTCGATGACAACGACGAAGTCGAGATTGCGATCGTCGACGACACCCCTGAGCGGGATCGTGGCCGCAAGCCACTGGGGCGCACCGTGGATGATCCCACGGACGACGAGTTGGACACGTACACCGACAACGTCAAAAAGCGCATCAAAGAGCTGACGCATGCCCGTCACGACGAGCGCCGCGCCAAAGAGGCGGTGGCCCGGGAAAAGGCAGAGCTTGAGCGACTTGCCCACGCCATGGTTGAGGAAAACAAACGCCTCAAGCAGTACGTGCAGACTGGCACCGAGCAGTACAAAGGGATGGTTCAGCAAGCGGCCGAGGCCAAGCTGGAGAAAGCCCGGCGTGACTACAAGGCAGCGCAGGAATCGTTTGACACGGATGCCATGATGGCGGCCCAAGAGGCGCTCACCGATGCCAAATGGGAGATACAGAACGCAAAAAATTTCCGTGCACCTGCTTTACAAACCAGTGAAGAAGAGGTACAAACACAACAGCCGCAACCTCAACGGGCACAAACCGACGAAAAAACACTGCGCTGGCAGGCAAAAAACCAGTGGTTTGGTTCCGATGGGTTCGAGGAATACACCAGCTACGCACTAGGGCTGCACCAGAAGCTAGTCAACTCCGGGGTAGACCCCCGCTCTGATGAGTACTTCGACCAAATTGATGGTCGCATGAAGTCAACATTTCCCGACGTCTTTGGCGGCGGAAGTGAAGACAAGCCAAGGTCCGGTGGGGCCCCAGCTAAAAAACCAGCTGCTGTTGTTGCGCCAGCGTCCCGTTCGACTGGGAAACGTCAAGTGCAACTTTCGCCAACGCAAGCCGCATTGGTGAAAAAATTCAAGCTTGATCCGCAAAAATATGCACAGGAAGTTTTGAAACTGGAGAACCAAAATGGCTGAAAACCGTACCCCTCGTGACAATTTCTCACGCGAAAAAAGTGCCCGGGCTGTATACGTACCGCCCACAAACCTGCCTGATCCGACACCTGAGCCGGGCTACACGTATCGCTGGATTGCGACACACGTGCTTGGACAGCCGGACCCGAACAACGTGTCTCGAAAGATGCGCGAAGGATGGGTTCCTGTGAAAGCGGCAGACCATCCGGAAATGATGCTGATGGGGAACGCCGTCACCGGCAACGTCGAAATCGGCGGGCTCATGCTCTGCAAGATTTCCAAAGAAATGGCGGCTGCACGGGATGACTACTACCAAAATCAGGCTCAAAACCAGATGGAATCAGTGGACAACCACTTCATGCGAAACAATGACCCCCGCATGCCTCTGTTCAGTGAACGCAAGTCCACGACCAGTCGCGGTGCAGGGTTTGGTTCTGGTTTAAAGTAACAAGGAGGCATAAATGCCATATCCACAAGTTCCGGCCCCTTACGGCCTTGAGCCGATCAATCTGATCGGCGGGCAGGTTTTCGCGGGCTCCACCCGCAACTTGCCCATTCAGTACGGCTACGGCACGAACATCTTTGCAGGTGATTTCGTGGTGTTGTCGCGTGGTTTCATCACCCGCGCTGC